GACCGGGCAGACCAAAAACACTGTTGGTGACTTGTTCGACACGCTCAACGAGCGCTTCGGCCCCGGTCTACGCGAGCGGGCACGTACGACCAAGGACTACGTTTCCGACACCATCGACCGCATGGGCGAGGCGGCCAAGACGGCGCAGACCCCGAGTGAATTCCTGCGGCAGGTCTTCGGCGGCAGCACCGAGGACGCAGCAGCGGCTGACCTGCGTCCCGACACCGAGGATCCCGGCGTCATGAATTCGGCAGATCCTGCCGCTGCAATGCAGCAACGTGACGCTCAGCGTCAGGAACGGGCGGCTGCCTTCGCGGAGGAACTGCTCAACGACCCGGCCACGCCCGACGCGGTGAAGGAGCGGGTCGCCAGCTTCGGCGGCGACTTCACCGATCCCGAGGCGCAGGCGTTCGTCGCCCGCACTCTGGTCGCCCAGCGCGCCGGCGAGAAGCTGGCCAACGCCGTGAACGGCCTGATCGACCTGATCGACCTGACCAAGGACTTCGGCGGCAAAGCTACGGAGGTCGGTACCGATCTGGCGGCCAAGGCTCGAGACATGGTCGACAAGGGCATGACCGCTGCGGCCGACCGCATCGTGAAGAAGAACCTGCAGGGGGTCTCGCTGGTCGACGCCAAGCCGTTGGTCGATGCCCTTGCACAGCGGCTTGGTCCAAGTGGAGCGGCCAAAGCGCCAGAACTGGCGCAAAAGCTGCTGGCGCTTTCAGTGCGGATGTCGCCGGAAGGTCGGATCACCCCGGAGATGGACTCGCGTTTGCGCAGCCTGAGCGACGTCGTCGACGACAACGTGCTGGACATGGTCACCGAGGTGAGCGGCTCAGACGGTCTCCGTCAGGCGCTGGCGCGTATCCGCGCGATCCCCAGCGCGCAGACCGACGTTGCCACCAGCGACGGCTCCAGCTTCTTGGAAAGCATGTTGGTCCGTCCGTTGGCTGACGGGCAGCGCAAACAGCTGGCGAAGGTGATCGACGAAGCCGGACTGCAGCTCAAAGCTCTGAATCCCACCCGACGTGACCAGCTGCTCACGGGGCTGGCTGCTGCGTTCGGATCCAAGGAAAATGCCCAGACCGTGGTTGAGTACTACGGCAACCTGCGGCGCGAGGCCATGCAGCGTGAGGCTTCGACCCCTTCGGGTTCAGCCGACCTGCTCGACCGGTCGGGCGAAGACGTGATCTACGACCCGAACGAGGGGCGGGACGAGAATGCTGGGGATACGTATGAAGGGCATCAGGACATCGGGGAGTTCGGCACCTTGACGGAGCGGGACGCCGAGGAAATGGATGCGGGCTACCGCAACCCCACGCCGGACCAGCCGTTTTCACGTTTCTTCGACCGCGCGGAATTGCGCAGGGCAGTCAATGCAGCGCGTGCGGCCGGCGATGCTAACGCTCGACGTGCTTCGCTGCGTGAGTATGTAGACCAGACGGAGAGCGAAACCTACACCGCTGTGGCGACGCGTATCCGTAACAACCTGCTACGCCGCCTCCGCGATGCGGAGAACCGGGATACGGACAGCGTACAGAAAGCCCTCAAGGATTTGGAGAGCATCCCGCAGGAACAACGCAATGAGGACTACGACGCCTTAGTTGCGTCCCTTCGTTCGCGCAAGACTGAGAAACGTACCGATCTGCCCCGCCTCCGCAAAGAGGTTGAGGGTATGGACCGGGCGCTGGGCGTCACCGCCGACGAACTGCGCAATGCGACCCCGGAGCAACGCGCAGTGCTGGCAGAACGTATCGCCAAGAACGCGCCTAAACTCCTAGACCGGTACGCCGTGGTGATGACCACCAAGGACAATGCAAAGGCCAGCGACGCGCGCATCAAGGCATTCCGTAAAGTACTCGATGACAAATCTGACACTCGCGGTGACAAGGCGCGGGAGGATTGGCAGGCGCGCGGCAAGAAGACTGCCATCGCATTCAAGATGGTAGGGAAGTCCCAGCTGCTACGGCTCTCCGCCGAATCCATGGTTTACGAGTCCAGCGTGCGCGGCTCTGTGGCGCGACGTCTGGCGGAATCCATTGGTGACGTACTGAACCGTCATGACGTTGAGGACTGGATCCCCCCGTCTCCAGACACGATCGTTAAGCGTGTTCGGGGCGGCACCGACATCACGTGGGGGGACATCGCCAATGAGATCACCGTGCGGAAGAACTCCCCTGAACAACGCGCTGCCATTGCAAAGGCGGCAGCTTCGCGAAAGGCTGCTGCTGCCAAGCGCGCGGTGGCGGACTTTGAAAACCGTAACGGTCTGTTGAAAGCGCTCCGGGACGTACAAGCCGAATCGCTTCGGTCGGAGATTGTTGGCGACATCCCTGAAGGGGCTACGCTCAAGGTGCTTAGCCGGCTTGCCCCCGAGGGGGCGGTCGCTCGGGCCAAGGACGCTTCCTTCGAGGCCGCACTTCAGTGGGGGGAAAAACTTAGCGACATGGCCGCTAAGTACAGGACCTCTGAAAATCTTTCCACCCCGCAAAAGATCGAAGCAGCCAAGGTGTACTCAAAGCTGCGCGTTACAGAGGAGTACATCGAGCAACAGCTTGACGAACGCTTCCCGCTGCCTGAACCGGGGGAGTTCGGGCAGCGGTTCGGCGACGCCGATTACGAGGCCGTCATACACAGCCCGGAGGGGGACTACACGGCAGACATCCTCGAAGCCGAGGAGCGCATCGATGTGTTGAATGACCGTCTCGAAGCGGTGAGCGGTATTCCCGGAGTGGCCAAGGGTATTCGCGAACGTATTGCACGGGCTACGGAGGAGCTCGACACCTTGGCGAGTGGCCCGGATGTATTCAACCGGAGCCGTATGGTTCCCGGTCTGAGGGAGACTCGGCCCGAGGCCGCGCCGAAGTCCAAGTTTTTTAGTGCAGAGGCGATCGACGCGCTGTACGACATTGCCGTGAAGGAGAACTACGGCCGCCTCGACACGCCGGAGAAGGTCCTCCGCTACGCGGCCATGGCCCGCGTGGTGGTGGATAAACTCAGCCAGATCCCCGAGAGTGGGCTCGCGAAGCAGCGGCAGGAGCTGCTGCGTAAGCTGCGCGACGACTTCAAACAGGACGGGTACGCCGCCTTCGACTGGGAGAGCTTGTGGGATGGCATGAAGCCCACCGATGAGCAGCGCGCGCTGCTCGAAGACATCGTGGCCAAGAAGTCCGCCATGGGTGCGGTGGTGAAGAAGTCCTTGATGGGTGTGAAGACCGGGCTGGACTTCGACAACAAGCGCGTACAGGACCTTCTCACGGCAGTTGGTTTCTATGGCTGGCAGGACCCGGAGTTGACTGGCTGGGGCGCGCGTAACCACGCGCAAGCCGAGCACGACGCCTTCCGAGATCACCTCACGATGCAGGACGTGCTTACGGCCGCGAAGATGCAGCGCGATACGGGCGTCAAGGGCGGTGACAACTCCGATGCTGGCTACGTCGGCCTGAACTACCTCCGCAAGAAGATCGCTGAGAACAGCGGCGCGGGAACGGGCGTGCCCGCGTACCATAAGTACATCCGCCAGCAGATGGAAGGGATGCCGTCTGTCATGGAGCGCGCGTGGGAGGAATACGACGGCGACGGGCGGGTGAAGGCGGAATGGGACAAGCTCTCTCCGAAAGAGAAGCTCGCGGCCAACGCGCGGCGTATTGAGGCCGAGAGGGCCGACAAGGCCTACGACGCGCGCATGGACGCGGCGGGCATCCCGAAACAGTTCCGTGTGCGCCACACCGGCATGGGGATGGACACTGCGGGCAACTATCGCGGGCCGGAATACAGTTTCTTCACCAATGAGACACCGGACGGCGTGGAACTAGGGGCGAGCCGGTACTTCGATCCGCCGGACGCGGACGACGACCCCCGGGATTTTACTCCTGAGGAAGTTGATCTCGGCACCCACCCAAACATGGAAGCCGCAGAGATCGCTGCGTCCAAGTTCCTGATGTCCAAGGCTGAGCAGCAGCCCTCGGGGGGCCCTCGAGGGAAGGTGGTGAAGAACTCCTTCGTCGGTGCGAAGGCTGACCCGGAGGGTGCGGAGAGTGCCGCCAAGGCACTGGACGCGGGCCAGTCTGCTGAGTTCGTGTGGAGCACGCTGGGGTGGTTCCGTGGTCCGGACGACAAGCTCCGTAAGGAAATCCGAAGCCCGGTGTTCAAGAGCCGTGTCCGGAACCTCGCGCGCCGCATTGTCTACGACGCGTTCATGCGGAGCGTGGACGAGAAGCGCCCCGAGACCATCACCACCCTCGGCGCTTTCCTGAAAGGCGTCCCGGGGATGGAGAACCTCGTTGATAAGCTCAAGGGCGTGACTCTGTCCACCAGCAATACCGAAGGTCTTCTCGGCGACAAGGGCTCGTACCAGCCGAAAGAAAAGCGACTGAGCGTGCACGTCGCCGGCGCTGCGCTCCAATTGCTGATTGAGGAGCTGGGTCCCGACAAGCTGGCGGAACTCGCGACGGACGCAGATCTGATGAGGGATATCAATCTGTACGGGAATTCCTCGAACTTCATGCTGAATGTGCTTTCGAACATTATCGATCTACCTATTGAAGATGTCGAGAACAAGCTGACGGATATCATCGCCAACACTATCGCGCACGAAATCCAGCACGCGTTCCAGCACGTTGAAGGGTTCGAAAGCGGCGGCAATGCGATCACAGCGGTGATCGCCAAGTACGGCGACGTGGATGAATACCTCGCAGCGATTCGCAATGGGGACGAGGGCACTGTAGAGAGCATCGTCGAACAGGCCTTTGCGCAACTGCGCGCGGAAGTCGGGCCGGACGGCGACATGGAGATGGCCGCACACAAGCTGTACAAAAACATTATCGGCGAAGTTGAGGCCAACGACGTTGCTGCGCGCATGAAGCTGAGCGACGAAGAAGCCGCGTCCTTGAAGCCCGCGCTCATGGACGCGAAGCGCGAGTTCGTTCGATCCGTTCTCTTGGCTGAGGCGCTGAGCACGTTCCGTAGCAGGGTGAACTCTTCGAAGGTGGGTGGCCGTCCCGGACGTCCCGGTAAGGACTGGGGTGACAAGGATGCCGCGAAGGCTGAGATCCTGCGCCTACGCGGCAAGGGCGTGAAGGTCTTGATTGAAAAGCTGGTCAAGCAGCTCGGGGGCTCGGGCCGGTACACCTACGACCCGGCTACGGGCGAGCGCCTCATCGAGTTGGCTATCAACGCGATCAGCACCGTGGGCACCGCGCGCCATGAAGCCATGCACGACCTGTTCCGCTTCCTCAGCGAGAACGACGCCACGCGTTCGGTGGCCCGAGACCTGCGCGACGCCACCAGCGCTCCGCACGTGATCCGCCAGCTCCGCGAGTTGCTGAAGGACCACAAAGCCGCTCTGGAGCAGCTCAACGACCCGGAGGAGCGCGCCGCGTACGCGTATCAGTTCTGGGCGGAAGGCTTGCTGCGGATCGGTCCTACGGGCACGGGGATCTTCCACACGATCCGTCAGTTCATCAAGGACCTGTTCGGCGTAGTGACTGCGGGCCAGCGCGGTGAGGACCTGATGCGGGCGTTCCATGACGGCAAGTTCGCCGATCCGAGCGTCGTGCAGGAGGTGCTGCAGGACATCAACGACAGCAGCGGGGACCGTTTGGCCAACAAGATGGAGAGGGCTGCCCCGGCGCTGACCCGCGCGTTGAATGCGCTGTTCAGCGCTGCGCCTGATCGCCTCCGCCGCTTCGAGAACGACCACCTGCGTGAGCTGGCCGACAAGTTCCAGCCGGAGAGCGGCACGGGTTTCGTACAGAACAAGTTCCAGCAGGAAGGCGTGTGGACGAACCGCCTCGCCGGCATCCTGCGCGGCACCACTGCAGTCGAGCGCAGGGAGGCCATCGACCAGCTGCAGGCGATGAAGCCCACGTCCAAGCTCGCGAAGGACTTGGCCAAGTTCAACGAGGACATCTACGAGTACATGCGCGACGCCGGCGTACAGTCTTGGGACTCCGCTACCAAGAAGTTCGTGCCGCTGCGCAAGGTACAGGGATACTTCACCCGTAGCTGGGACCCGGACGCCATCGCCCGTAACCGCTCGGAGTTCGAGGCGCTGCTGCGCACCGAAGGCGGTGTGTCTGCGGCGAACGCCGCTGCGCTGGTAGAGAACCTTGTGCGGGGGTCGGAGCAGCGTCCGAAGCCGGAGGAATCCCCGGTGGATCTCGGCTTCATGCCGTACGCGCCTCACACCTCCGAGCGCGTGCTCACGTTCATCAAACCCAGTAACGCTGACAAGTTCGCGAAGTTCCAGCGCAAGGACCTCGCAGACATCATGACGTCCTACGTGCGTGGGTCTACGCACCGCGCGGAGTACGCCCGAGAGTTTGGCAACAACGGCGAGAAGATCGTCGAGCTGGTAGCTAAGTCCGGCATCAAGGACACCAAGGAGTTGGGAGAAATCTCCAACGCCGTGCAGGCTCTGGAGGGTTCGCTTGACCCCGGTAACTGGTCCGTGCAGACGAAGGAGGCCATGTCCGCCTTGATGACGCTACAGAACGTCACGCTGCTCCCGTTGGCCCTTTTCTCCCAGATGATCGACCCGATCGTGCTGGCCGCTCGTACCGGAGACATCAAGGACGCTGGCACCGCGTACGTGACCGCGCTCAAGCGACTCAAGAACACGATCACCAAGAGCAAGAACAAGGTACCGGGCGAAGAGCTGGCTGAAATCCTCGGCGTGGTCAGTGAGGACAGCACGCTGCAGGCGATGTCTATGGCGTATGGCACCACCCGCATGTCGAAGCGCATGGAGAACATCAACCGCGTGTTCTTCAAGTACAACGGCATGCAGGGGTGGAACAACTCCATGCGCATTGCGGCGACGGCTGCTGGTGAGCGTTACCTGCTGGCCCACAGGAAAGACGCAAAGGCGCTCGCCGAGCTCGGCTTGGAGCCCAAGGACATCAAGGCCGTAGGCGGTAAGCTCGACGTCTCCAGTCCCAAGGTCCAACAGGCGATGTTCCAGTTCGTGGATCAGGCCGTGCTCCGCCCGAGCGCCGCGAACCGCCCGGTATGGATGTCGGACCCACGGTTCCTGCTCGTAGCCCACCTCAAACAGTTCACCTTCGCCATGCAAAACGTGGTTCTGAAGCGTGCGAGCCGCGAGCTGGCCGACGGCAACCCGAAGCCGTGGGGCGTGCTTATGCTGACGATGCCTGTGATCCTCGCTGCCGACATGGCGAAGTTCGCGCTCACCGGCACGGGCCCGAGCACTTGGGGGTTCAAGGACTACCTCGTGCATGCAGTCCAGCGCTCCGGCCTGTTGGGCCTCGGCGACTTCCGCGTGCAGGCCATGCGCGGGGTGAACATGGGCAAGATGCCCGGCGAGGAGCTGCTCGGCCCCACGTTCGAGAACCTGATGGAGATCCTCCGCTGGATCGGCGGCGATCCGCGCACCGGCCTCGGTGACGTGGTCGACCGCACGGTTCCCGGGGCACGGTTCATCTGATATGATATAAGTATTGATCCGCCCCGGGGGCAACCCCGGGGTTTTTCATCCACCGTCCCTAGGGGAATTGCAATGCAAGAGAACGCGCTTCCGACTCAGCTTCAGCAGTACGTCCATTTGTCGCGGTATGCGCGGTGGCTGGAAGGCGAGAGCCGGCGTGAGACTTGGGAGGAAACTGTCTCTCGCTACACCGGCTTCTTCGCCGCACGCTTCCCCGAGCTGTACCCCGCCGACCGCATCAACAAGTCCATCCGCACGCTCCGCACCATGCCCTCCATGCGCGCCCTCATGACCGCCGGCCCTGCACTGGCCAAGGACGAGATGGCTGGGTTCAACTGCTCCTACGTGGCCGTCGACCACGTGCGTGCCTTCGATGAGATCCTCTACATCCTGATGTGCGGCACCGGCGTCGGCTTCTCGGTCGAGCGCCAGTTCATCAACAACCTCCCGACCGTGTCGGAGGACTTCCACCAGAGCGAGACGCTGATCACCGTGAAGGACAGCAAGATCGGCTGGGCCTCCGCGTTCCGCGAGCTGGTGTCCATGCTCTACGCTGGCCAGATCCCGAGGTTGGACGTATCCAAGGTCCGGCCTGCTGGTGCCAAGCTCAAGACGTTCGGTGGCCGCGCGTCCGGACCCAAACCGCTTGTCGACCTGTTCAACTTCACCACGGCCATGTTCAAGAAGGCTGCGGGGCGCAAGCTCAACAGCGTCGAGTGCCACGACCTCGTGTGTAAGGTGGCGGACATCGTCGTGGTCGGTGGCGTACGCCGCTCCGCGCTGATCTCCCTGTCCAATCTGTCCGACGATCGCATGCGCGTGGCCAAGAGTGGCCAGTGGTGGGTGGACAACGGCCAGCGCGCGCTGGCGAATAACTCGGCGGCATATACCGAAAAGCCGGACATGGAGATCTTCCTCGAAGAGTGGATGGCCCTCATCCAGTCCAAGTCGGGCGAGCGCGGCATCTTCAACCGTGTAGCCGCCAAGAAGAAGGCTGCCGAGTTCGATCGCCGTGACCCGAACCACGAGTTCGGTACCAACCCGTGCGGCGAGATCATCCTGCGCAGCGCGGGGCTGTGCAACCTGACCGAGGTGGTCATCCGCGCCGGTGACACGATCGAGGACCTGATGGACAAGGTCGAAGTGGCCACGATCATGGGCACGTTCCAGTCGTCGCTGACCAACTACCGCTACGTCCGCAACGTGTGGAAGCGCAACGCCGAAGAGGAGCGCCTGCTGGGCGTGTCGATGACCGGCATCATGGACCACGAGGTGCTGAGCAAGCCGAGCGACGAGGCTGCGCAGTGGCTGACCCAGCTCCGCGAGCATGCGGTCAAGACCAACGCCAAGTGGGCCAAGAAGCTGGGCATCAACGCTTCAGTGGCCATCACCACAGTGAAGCCTTCGGGCACGGTCTCGCAGCTCGTGGACTCGGCTTCTGGGATCCACCCGCGCTACTCGCAGCACTACATCCGCACGGTACGCGCCGACAAGAAGGACCCGCTGGCGCAGTTCATGCGTGCGGAGGGCTTCCCGGTCGAGGACTGCGTGATGAAGCCGGACACTACCGACGTGTTCTCGTTCCCGGTGCGTGGCCCTGAGCACGCGGTGTTCCGCAACGACATGTCGGCGATCCAGCAGCTCGAGCACTACCTGATGTTTGCCACGAATTGGTGCGAGCACAATCCGTCCATCACGGTCTACGTGCGCGCCCACGAGTGGCTGGCCGTCGGCGACTGGGTGTACAACAACTTCGATGACGTCGGCGGCGTGAGCTTCCTCCCACACACGGAGCATGTGTACCAGCAGGCTCCCTACACCGAGTGCTCGGCGGAGGAGTACGAGGCGCTGGCTGGTAGGATGCCCACCGTGGCATGGTCCAAGCTGCAGGAGTTCGAGAAGGAAGATTCGACGGAGTCCAGCAAGACTTTGGCCTGCTCTGCAGGGGCTTGCGAAATCCTATAGCCAACGATCGTGGGGAACTAGCAACTCTGAAATAGTTCGGCGTTCCAGAGTGAACTGGCAAAAAAGAGGGCGGCCTACGGGCCGCCCTTATCGTTTCACACCTTCGAGTGCTCGAACTTCGTCACTTCGATGCCATCCACTTCACCGACCTGCGCGTCGGCGTAGATCGCAGGGAAGCGCTCGCGAAGTTGGCGGGAGATGTCGGCCAGTACGACACGGATTTCTTCCTCAGCTACGGGTGCAGTACGCATGTCGATAATGTGTCGCCACGCGCGGTGGTTGGCCGTGACCACGATGTGGTTCGCCTGCCCGTTGCCAACGATCCGTCTGAACGCGCTGGTGAGCTTCTTCTTCGTCGCAAAGGGCTGGTTATCCATGTCCGCGAGCTCCACGAGCTCAGCCACGTTCTCCTCCATCTGGAGGAACGCTTTGGCGAAAACTGCTACCGCCCTTGGCCCAAGTTCCTCAATACACTTCGGCAGGTAATAGTCGAAGCTGCTCGCTCGGACGTACCGACCCGAGGTCTGGCTGAAAGCCGTGCCAGCGCGGTGGCGGATGGCCTCGTGGGTCACCACGCGGGACACGTTCGTGATGAAGAACGTGACCGTGGAGTGCTCAAGTACGCTGCCGTGGTGGTTGGCGATGATCGCCTGCTGGATGTAGTCGTGGTTGCTGCGCCCGCCGACCTTGGTGAGGTTTTGGTTCAGCGACTCGTCGAAGGACATGTAGCAAGACTTGCCGGCGAACTCCGTGAGCACCTCAGCATCGTTGTCGCTACCCAACAACCCTTTCGGGTTGGGCACCCCGAGATGGGCGAGGGAGTCAAGCATGGCCGTGTCGTGTACTCGGGTCTCGGCAATCAGGAAGGCTTTCGGGTGGATGGGTTTGGCCATTAGAGGATCTCCGGCAGTGGGTATTTAACGGTGATGGTGGTCACGTCAGGTCCTGAAGATCCGGTTGCGGCCGTTGGTCCACAGCGGCAAGCCAATGCCGTGACCGATGGGGCTCTCGCCCGACATGATCAGAACTCCTTGCCGTGCTTGTACGGCCGACCGGTGTTGAACTTCATCTTCGCCTCGATGGCCTGCGCGACGCGCCAGCCACGGGCGTGGGCGAGATCCATGATGCGGATCACGGCATCGGCCAGCTCGGTCTCGACACTCGTGAACTCGGGCACCTTGTCGTCGGGCGGGTTGCCGTGGCGCAGAGCTTCCAGCGCTTCACTGATCTCGCTGTGGATCAGGCACAGCATCTCGCCGTTGTTGCGCTCGACGCCGTCTTCCCAGAAGCCCTTGGACTTCGCTGTGTGATGGATGTCCGCAGCAGTGTTGATCCAACCGCGGACGAACGGCGTGAGCCGGCCCGGGACATGCGCACTGATCGTGTCGGCGATGAACTGCAGTGACTCGGCCAGCTGGAGCTCGCGCCCCGGCGGGATGAAGCCGGAGTTCATCACGTCCGTGCCGCCGAAGTTGATGGAGAACGACACGCCGCCGGTCGGGTCGGGCAGTACGCGGACTTCGGTGTCCGGCTTGCCGTCCGCTTGGAACACGGCACGGGCGACGCTCAAGTGCAGATTCATATTGCAGCTCCTTTGAGAAATGCCTTGCGGCGGTCGGGTGGCATAGCACGGAGCACCTGCTCCAGCTCTTCCACGGAAAGAGGGGACTCGCTCTTGATCAGGTAGGGGCCGTAGCAATGGCCGTCGAACCTCGTGCGCAGCCGCAGCATGTGCAGAGAGCCGGCCAGCTTGTGCGCCTTCTCGTTGCGCTTGCCGGTGAGCTTCTCAGCAGCGAGGACGCCGACCCATTTCATGCCCAGAAGGTCAGAAACGTCGAGCGAAGAGTCGATGACCAGACCATCTTCGGTATATGTCACCAGCACGACCAAGCCGTGGCGCAGGACTTCCTGCTCGTCTCCGTCCTCAGTGCTTGGGGTATGAGACATTCCGGACTGCAGGGTCCCAGCAAGCTCTGCATGTTCCGCAGACACCGCCTTGCTTGTAGGCGGGGCACGTAGGGCTTCCACTGGTTGTGACAGTGGAGGTATTGGCGAAGGAGGTCGGGGCTTGGCCATCGATCATTGCTCCTGAGACGCGGACTACGAAGTTTGAGGGGAACGCGCCGTGTTGCGCCAGATACTGGCGCACTACCCGGTTCTCGCGCGTCGGAACCCAGAACTTGGTCTCGGGGCACTGGCGCGCGATCTCGACCATGTTCTCGAGGTGCCACATGCCCTGAATGTCCCCGCTGTCGTGCCAGCGGAAGTAGTCACACTTCCGCTTCTTGATCATGAAGACCATGGCGTCGATCCACTGCGGGTGCTTCAACGAGTTGAAGCGGTACTCCTGTGCTCGCTGTACGTTGCCGAACACGTAGCGGCCCTTGAGCGCGTAGCAGCCAGAGCACACGGAGCCCGGTATCTTGACCAGAAGTGCGCCAACCGGGCAGTGGCGCGCTGGTATTCCATAGGCGTAGCCGGGCATCTTGGAGGGCTTTCCGAGCTTGCCGGCCACGGCTTCGGCTTCCTTCAGGGTCGCGAAGGTCACGCTTGCCCTCTGCAATGCTGCTACGGCTGCCTCATGATCGAGCGCCTCCGCTCGAGGAGGATCTGGCACGGGACGCATGTAATGGCTCCGAATTTGATACGAGCTGCGGGGATCTCCTCCCCGCAGCTGACACAGCAACCGTCAAAGTCCGGCGGCTGCTTGGGCAGTTGGTCAACCGCCCGTTTGATTCCGGCTTCCACCTCGCTCTGCGCTAAGGCTTGGGCCATCAGGATGGTGCTTTCGTCCATCTCTCTCCCTGCGAATCGTCTCTTTGATCAGGTAGTAACCCAGAATCGAGGTAGCGAGGATCCGGTAACTAGCGACGACAACCTTGGAGGTCTTCATCACTACGTTAGTGATTGGCATCTACTGGCTCCGACTTGTGAAAAGATCCACCGTGCGATCTCGTCCCTCGGCACAATGAGCCCTGCAAGGGTCACGTGGTCGAGCGGACGCATCCACTCCTTGTTCCGGTAGATCACACCACCAGTCGGTGTTCCAAGCACAACTGCTACGTTGCGCCCTTCATCGAGTCGATTGTTGAGCCACCGCTTCTGTCGCGGTGTGAGGTCCGGAAGAATCTCTGCGCTTCTCGGAATTTTCTCGATGAACTTGTATTCGATCCACAGATCGCCGCGATCGCCTGAGTACCAGACGTCAGCGGTTCCAGCGCGCCAAGGGTTGTTCATTTTCTCGGCGTAGGTCCTCGGGAGGAGTCGATGCACACTCCCGATGAACCGGTTTTCGGGCTTAGTCGTAGACATGGAGCAGTTCCCTCACGGAGAGTTGAAGCTCCTCGAGGGTACCACTGTTGAACAGCTGGGCGTCGGTGTCTTGCATCTCGATACCGTCTTCGCTCGCGTGAGCCTCAACGGCCTTGGTGTCAGGGCGAATCACATGGATGATCCGGCCACCGTGCTTGCGGATCCACGCCGCCTCGTTGTCGAAGCGGACGTCCGAGATGACCATCCCCGGACCGCTCTGCAGCAGGCGCTGGTGAGCCATGATGAGCCACAGGTCGGGGTTGATCAGTTGCCGCCCCCACTCGGTGCCGAGGGTCTGCATCATGCGACGCGGACTGACACCAAGAGCGGGGATCGGCTCTTCCTTGCGCGCTTGCCAGTACGGGTCGGACATGTCCACACCGAGTGGTGCGAGCATGGCGCGAATCGGATCGGCGAAGCTGTACCGGTATCCGCCGATGGCAGCGACGATGAAATTGGCCACCGTGTCCTTGCCCGAACGGGCGCGGCCGGCGATACCGATCAGCGGGGCTTGAGGCATGCGAAGATCTCCTGCAGATGGACGGCCTGCGTGATGGCGTCGTCCAGCGCGTTGTGGTGGACACCCTCGCGCACCTGCGGCCTACGCGGACCAATACCGAGGTTTTTCATGGTCCGGTAGCAGCGGTTGCGGCTGTAAGACCACGGCTTACGAAGCCCGAACGCGTCGTACAGGCTGCCGAGGATGATGTTGTCGAAGTCCGCGCCGTTGCCCCAGATCTCGACATCGTCGATCTGCTTGCTGTCCTGCTCGGCGACGAAGAGGCCGAAGCGGGACAGCGCCTCGAACGTGCTGATGCGCTCCACGCCGTCGGGCGGCGGCACCGAGAACACGCGCTTGGCCAGCACGTCCTGCTGCATCCACCAGCGGACGGTATCGCCCGAGATGGTGCGGCCGCGTGCCTGCTGCGCTGCGGTGTCCTCCGTCATTTCGACGTAGAACTTGTCGCCGAGAGCGTTGGTCTCGGGATCGAAAGCCACGGCTCCGATGCTGATCACCACGGCCGAAGAGGTCGTGTCCAGCGTCTCGAGGTCCAGCATGATGTGCTTCATTGGGGATCTCCTGAAAGAGAAAGCCCGAACACGAAGTCCGGGCTTCTAGGAGTCGCGACGCTGCCGATTAGACGCTCACCGGGGACGGCTCGGCCTTCGGGGGCGGCGGAGGGTTGAGCTTCAGCAGCGCGGCCTCAGCAGCGGTGACAGCCTTCTGCGCTGCGTCGATGCCCTTGTTGCTGGCCTTGACGGCCTTCTTGTACTCGCTGTCCAGCGTATTGCGAGCCTTGTTGACCTCGGCCAACTTGGCCTTGGCGTTCTTCACGGCTTCCTTGGCGATACCGACGGCGGCCTTCTTCTCGGCCGGGGTGAGGATGACGCTCTGCTTGCGTGCCATTTCGATGCTCCAGATGACGATTGTGGAATGTGAGGTGGCTATCAGCCTGCGACTTGAGGGCCCTGTACCTCTATTCGCTTGGGCTGGTAGCCACCTCGAGAACCGGGGCAATGAGCCCCGATGTTGGTGGGATGCCTAGGAGTCGAACCTAGCGAGCCGTTAAGCCCCGGATTTACAGTCCGGGCCAGCGCCCATCTGGTAACACATCCCGAATTGCTTACCGCGTACGGCGACCGACCGGCGCGCTGCGACCACCGGCCTTGGGGGCAGTGTACTGCGTCACGTCGGGCTCGGTCATAAGGCGCTGGCTGGCTTCCTCGCGGCGGGTCATGAACGTGCCCAGCTCCTTGCTCTGCAGCGGACGCACCACGTTGAAGCGCGGCGATGCGAACGTGTTTTCCGGGTCGAGCGAGACCTGCGTGATCACGCCGATCGGCACGGTCTTGTGCTTGATCGAGAGCGTGTGGACGTAGGCGTCGAACGCCTTGAGCGAGGTCGGCGGGACCGACAGGATCCAGATCGGAGCTTCCTCCTTCGGATTGTCGAGAGCCGACGACGGCATCAGCGCCAGCAAGCGGGTGTTTTTGCACGCCTTGCCCTTGCCGTTCTGCGCGGAGCCGAACTGGTTGTTGGGGCAGGACGAGCAGGTTTCGGCCTGCTTGTTCGGGCTGTTGGGGCTGGGAACGAGGAGCGGCGGTTCGGGGCCGATCGCGAAGCAGCCCGGGGGCTGGGGATTGTCGCGGTCGAAGGGGCCGTCGTAGAACAGGTTGCTGGACACGAAGTCGACGATCACGACTTCGAGGGTTTCGCCTTCCATCCCATCGGGGGTGATGAACGCACGGTTGGCGTTGAAGCGGATGCGGTCACCGGTGGGCGCGGCGATACGCTTCGCGATCTCCGACGCCTCCTTGGCGAGCTGCTCCTCGTAGTTGATGGGCAGGTTGGTTTTGGCGCGGGTAGTTGCCATCTTTGATTCTCTCCTAGACAGAACGGATGTTCAGCTTGCGCTGGGTGAACGGGACGACTCCCGGGATTTTGCCCTTGGTCTCCAGCAGCTCGCGGCAGCCGGTGACCGAAGGACGACGTTCGAGCAGGTGATAGTACTTGAACCGGTGGATGTACGCGTAGAAGGCGTCCCAGTCGTCGACCGAGGGCTTCACGGAAGTGGTGATGGAAACAGTGGCGCTGTTTCCTGTCGATTTCGACACACCTTCCGTGTCCATCTGGTCGATCAGGTCGTTCTCCAGCACGTCCATCTGTCCCGACAGCTGCTTGATCTGCTCTTCGAGTGCGCGCTTCTGCTCGCGAAGAGCATGCAGCTGGTCGATTTTAGCACCGATCGTGCTCATGTGATATACCTCCTGATCAAGTTTTCCAGCACTTGGGGCACGGCGTCTTGGAGACGAAGAACCCTTGCCGGGTGGTGATGAATCCCTTGCCGCCACAGTCCGGGCAGACCCGGTTCTGGAGGGCTGCGTAGGCGTCCTGCACAGCTTGGAACGCTTCGGGCGAGCCGCCGCGATCCGGGTGGTGCTTCATGGCGGCCCGCTTGTAGGCGGCCCGAATCTCGTCGTCGGTAGCCTCTGGACTGACTCCGAGGACTTCGTGTGGGGTGCTCATGTCATGGTCACTTGCTGTAATTCGCATCCCATCCGCCCTCGGCTGCCAGCGGCAGACCGTTGGCCCATTCGGGCGGGGTGGACATGATGCGGAGCATGTCTTGCAGGCAGCGATCCGCGTCCTTTTTCGGGCAGACCACCACGATCTCGTCATGGGCCATCGTACAGATCCGGTACTTCTTGGATATCTCGAGCATCTGGTCCGCGATGATGCAGCGAGCCAGCGCCTGCACCACGTTCTCGGTGAGCAGCCCGCCGTAGATTTTGCTGCGCCCCTGACGGGTCAGGTACGTGGCCTCGTTCACCACGAGGTCGTCGCGGCGCACTTCAGCCTCGCCGTGCAGACCGTAGTACTGCAGGAACAGGCCGCTGGGCAGCTGGATGTAGCCCTTGCCGTAGGTCAGCGGACCGAAGTCGCCGTGCGTGCCGGTGAGCATGCTGGCGATGATGCCGTCCATGATCTTCCAGAGCTGGCGGATCTTGTAGTTGCGCGAGCGGTAGAGGTCCACAGCAGCCTTGCACTGCTGCTCGGACAGCTTGACCGCCATACCCATGGCCCCGGATTCGAGGGTGTGCTGGAATTTCTTCCACCCCATGCCATAGCCGAGGCCAAGTACACAGACTTTACCTACGAATCCTTCCATTTCTTGCGGGAAGTGTGCGTCCTTCTTTTCCTTTACAACATGGCCGTCCTTGTTAACGTACTGTCCGTGTTCGTTCGTAGCGGCTTTCTTCCTATCAACGGGATAGCCGAATACGAGGGTCGCGAACTCAGAGTAGAGATCGCGCTTGTTCTTGAAGGCGTCTACGACATCGGTCTGTCCGGCCAACCAAGCCAGTACGCGGGCTTCGATCTGCGACGAGTCGGCCACGACAATGACGTGGCCCTTGGGTGCCAGAATCGAGCGCCGCAGCTCGCCGCCACGCTTGAGGTTCTGGAGGTTCATCTTGTTGCCGCCCGACCAGCGGTGCGTATGCGCGCCGGAGTAGTTCAACAGGATCGGCAGGCACATCCCGTTCTTACCGGCTTCGAGGAAGCGGGCTGCGCGGGTTTCCCCGATCGTCGACTTGATCTTGAGTCGAGCCTCGGCCAGAGCGACTACCTGCTTGTTGCTATGCTGCAGCAGAAGCTTCTGAAATTCGAGGTCCGACTTGGCGAAGGCATAGGTCAGTTTGCCTGTCGACGGGCTGATCTTCATCGGTGGGTTGGCACCCACGCGACGCAGCAGCTCGGCGAATTTCTCGTTGGACATGAGGTCTTCGACGCTCGCACCGCTGCGCAGGAGCGCTGCAGCCTTGCTGCCGACTTCCTTCTCCAGCTCCTTCTGCACGCGGGGGATGTCGACGCGCAGGACGGGATCGCTGAACATCTTCTGCGTAATGTCGATCAGCTGCAGCTCCTTGTCCGGGATATGGTCGAAGAGCTTCCAGAAGATCTTGTAGGTGTCGTCTACGTCATCGACGCAGTACGCGCCTAGCGCACGCTCTTCCTTGTCGGTCAGCTGCTGCTTGCCCTTGGTGTCAGCCAGTGCGTCGCGTTTCACCTTGCCGGCTAGCCCATGGGCCTTGGCTATGGTGTCGAGGTCGTGTCGCATGTGGTGGCCGTGCGCTGCGCGGGCCATGGACAAGGTGTCGAGGTACACCGCTGGGCGGATGCCGTAGACGTGCGAGCAGATGAACCCGTCGAAGGCCGTGTTGTGTGCCAGCATGGCGCATTTGGACCAATCGATCTCCCGCAGCGCCAGCGGGATGTTCTTGCCGGTGTACCATAACGTCTTGCCGTTGCCGATCTTGATGCCCACGCCGTGGGCGTGGAAGCGGTCGTCACGGATGTACTCCGAGGTGTTGATCTTCCCCGACAGGGTGTAGGTCTTGTCGTAGTAGGTCTCGAAGTCGATCGTGACGATCTGGTATTTCTTGCCGCCTATCTCGACGTATCCGTCTTCAAATGCCATCAGGACCATCTCCCTCAAAAGCTCTGTATGCAGAAGCGACGCTTGCCGTCACCATAACGAAATCGATTTCACATCCGGGATACGCGTCGACAGCCTGTTCTTCGGCATGCTCTGCGTTTTCAGCCATGCATGTGAAGTAGATTGGGGGGTCGTTCTCGGCGCCGTCTTCTGTGAGGAGGACCACGTAGTTACGCAGCTTGCCCATTACTTCCTCCCACGCTTCTTGAACTTGGTGCTGCGCCAGATGCGCACCTGCGCGATGTGGGCGGCACCGGACGGGATGCCACGACCGACGGGTACCATCCAGCCGAGCTTGGCGTAGTACGTGATCTGGGTGCCCCAGAGGTTGTGGTGATCGGGGTCATGCAGACCCTGCTTGCGCATCCACGCAGCTACGGCACTGCCGTCGAATTCCTCGTGGATGGTGAGGAACTGAATGAGCAGGCGCTGATACGCCTGCTCCCACGCGATCTGGTGGGCGAGGTTCAGCGGACCGTGCTGGGGGCGCTTTGCGAAGTTGGACATTGGCTTCTCCGTGGTTCTCGTTACTGGTCTTGGAACAGTTCCCTCAGCAGGTCGAGCATGTTGCCCTGACGGGTGTCCTTTTCCTGCAGCGACTGGAACACTTTGTCTTCCACGGTGCCGGGTGCCAGCACCATGATGGTCTCGGTCTTCTGCGTCTGGCCGGCACGGTAGATGCGCCGGTTGCCCTGCAGGAAGTGCTCTAGGTTGTACGTCGGGCTCGCCCAGATGGTGGCCGTGCCCTTCGTGAGGGTGAGGCCGTGTGCCGCGCTCTGCGGGTGAGCCAGCAGCACGCGGTAGAACCCGGCTTGGAAATGATCGACTGCCTCCTTGCGAGCCTTGTCGCTGGTATTGCCGTCGATCACGGCATAGGTGATGTCGCGCTTCTTGAATTCCTTCACCAACAGATCGCGCTGGTGGGCCCAGTTGAAGAACACCACGCTGTGGTCGCGCTGCTCGACGAGGTCACCCACGAGCTCATACCGGCCATTGTCAACCTCGACATAGTCCTCCCCTTCCAACCCGTCGGTGTAACTAGCTCCAGATGCGATCTGGAGCAGCTTGGTCATTACCCCTGCAGCGTTGACCGCCGAGACGATCGCGCCGTTCGTGAGCTGAGTGATGGCAGCCTTCTCCATCTGCTGGTACGCCTTCGCCTGCTTGGGCGACATGTGGTACGGCACGGAGTAGGTGTGGTTGGCTGGAATGTCCAGACATTCTTCGAACTTGTGCCGCACGACCATGTCGGCGAGCAGGTGGCCGACAGCGAGCTCCGCTCCGGGCTTGTCTTCCCACTGCAGCATGTTCGGTTGAGGACCGACCTGCTTGGGCTGACACACCGAGTTGCGGAACTGGTAGAACGACTTGCCCAGACGCTGGCCGTCGTCGAGCACGAACACCTGATGCCAGATGTCGGTGATCGAGTTGGCGTTCGGCGTGCCGGTGAGGCCGTACCGGTTCGAGAAGTGCTTCTTGATCTTGTTGAGCGCCTTGGAGCGCTGGCTGGTGTGATGCTTGAAGCTGGACAGCTCGTCGATGATCAGCGTGTCGAAGCGCTTGAAGAAGCTCGCCGGCTGCTGCGACAGCCACTTGGTGGCGTCGGTGTTGGTGATGTAGACGTCGGCATCTTGGGCGAACGCCTGCTCGCGCTTTTCGGCCGGTGCGACGATCGTCCGCATCTCGGGAGCGAACTTCTGGAAGTCATCCTGCCAAGCACTACGCAGCAGGGACTTCGGTGCGATGACCAGAGCAGCGCCGCCGCCACGCTTGCGACGTGCAGCGAACAGCTCGATCTGTACGCGGGTCTTGCCGGTGCCCGGATCGGAGCTGTCCAACACCCGCGCACGGGTGCTCATGAACTTCACGCTGTCGATTTGGTGCTTGAAGAGAGGCGGCGGGCTTTGATTCTTTCGAGGCATCGTTCGTATTCCTGCGTGGTCAGCGGAGCTTGAATTCGAACCCTTCGAACGTCTTGTCTACATTGATGCCCCCATGAGACGCGATGTAGAGGGACACCAGCTCCAGCGGGACATACCCATAGACGGTGTCAGTCGGGGTCTCCCAATCCTCAGCGTATTCCTTCCACGCCAAGGGGGGTGCAACACTTGGGAACCCGACCTCGACAGCTGTGTACGGGCCGCGGTTTGTACGCGGGTGTGCGTAGTAGAGTGCGCTTGCTTGTACAGAGACCGCGGTGCCGTCTTCGCAGATGATGCAAGGCATCCTCACTTTTTGTGAGAACTCCGAGTCTCCGATGCGAACCAGTGGCAAGGCTGCCAACATGTTGGCGAGGGAGAGCTTTTTGAATTCATCCAGCGATGGGAAGTCCTCCGGCGCCGTCGGCGGATCATTTAAATTGAAGATCATGTCACACTCCCTTGGTGCAGTGTCCGGTGCCGCGCGGGCCGTACGGGCACCACTGGCAAGAGAACACGTTCGGGTTGGCGGGGAAGTCGGTCGCCGTGGTGATCGCGTTGCCACGGTTGTCGAAGTTGCGGTAGAAGCGCATCCCCTGCTCGCGCGTGTAGCGCATGTGGGTTATGTCGTCTTGATCGGTGTACCAGAGCTCCACGTCGATTACCTGCAGCTCGGGGTAGCGCAGGAACGCAGCGAGCTGGTACAGCTGACACTGCTCAGCATGCTTGACCTCATTGCCGAACTTCTTGCCGGTCTTGTAGTCGATTACGACCCCGTGGGTCTTCGACATCCGAACGAAGGCGTCGAGCTTAATGCGAGCCCATGCGTTGCTGGAACGCCATGCGGTCGGCTCCCACTCGCGGTCGACGGCCCACTCGCCTTCGAGGCTCACCTTGCCTTGCTTGAACAGCTCGCGGAGGCGCAGGAACTCCTCATGGAAGCTGCGCAGCTCGGGGATCAGTTCGATGCCGCCCTGTACGAACATCTCGGCTGCGTTGTGGACGCGGGTACCGCGATCGTTGGCGTGCTCGGTCTTGCCGGGGGGCAGCGGACGCTCGGGTTCGGGGATACGGTCGATGTAGGCCAGCTTGGCCCGCAGCTTGCACTGTTCGAACGTGCTCAGGCGGGAGTAGCTCCACGCGTCGATCTTCTGCATTGGGTCGCCTTCGAGGATGTCTGAGGGAACCGGTATTATATCAGTCATCCTCTCCTCCGGCCAGAATGCCTTTCGACAGCAGCTACGGCCTCGGCGTCCAGCCCGAAGTCGTCAGGGTAGTTCTCCTCGTCGACGTCGAGGTGGATGTACCTATCGGCAGCTTCGTATCGCTCGCATCGGGAGTCCCGGGTCGCCGGCCAGTTGTCACGGCCTTCGCCGTACTGCCAGTCGTATGGCATGTCCGGCTGGTTCTTCAGGTGTGGATTGCGGTCCAGCGCGCACGCCACGTGGGTGTTCTCGACGGTGTAGTTGCTGTACCCGCTGTCACGCAGGTACAGGAACTTGCACCTCGCGCAGCTCATTTGTCCGGTCAGCTTCCACGCAGCCATCCGGGCTATCTGCGCTTCGTTCATCAGCTTCGACATATTCGACGACTCCCAATTCGCGGCGCATCTTTTCACGCATGTGGTCGATGAGGTTGTCGTACTGCGCGACCCAGTCGACGCGTCCGTAGTTCTGGTCCCGCTCGGGGCCGTACCAGCGCTTGTCCGCCAGCCAGAGCAGCGGATAGAAGGACTTGAAGTCCTCGGGGTTCACGGCGTTGAGCAGCTCGAGGAACTTGGCAGGGCTGTTGAGCACATGCCACTTGCTGGCTATGTCAATCTGGCGCATGTACTCGTCGACCTGCCTCGGTGTGAGCTTGTCGAATGCACCCAGCTTCGTGCGCACCTTCATCAGGTTGCGGATCGACTGGATCATCCGGTTCATCTCATTCCGCTTCTCGGAGTTCATGACACGGACCTTGGGCGGCGTGAGGCTCGACAGCTTGTCGTCCTTGATCATGATCGGCAGATCGCCGTCGATCTTTTGGCGGTTCTGTGCGCTGTCCGTGTAGGCCCATGTATAGCCCGACAGTTTGACGGTACGAGGAGAGAAACTCTCGACGCGAAACAGCGCGTACATCGGGACGTTGTGAAAAGCGCGCGTGATCATGATGCGGTCGCGGTACACCTCTGCGACCGGGCGAACGTCCCAGCGTTCCTTTGGGGCTGGCTGGTACTTGGTCTGACCCGGGCGGTCCGGATCGGGAACGCTCTCGCATTTTGACCAGAGCTCGCTCACCACGAAGCAATCACGTGTGAGGTCGTACTTCATGTAGAAGCGGTTATGTACTTTCCGTCCGACATGTTTGTCCTTGCGACCTTCATACAGTCGCGCGGCGTTGGCGTAATCGAGCACGGATGGCCTCCAAGTGAGTGCAGATCACTGTGGTGTGTTTCGGGTTGTCAGCGACGTGGATACGCACACCCGGAATGCGGTATGCGATGTAGATCAGTTCACGATGATGGTTGGGGAGTTCGGTGGCCCCATCGAACTTGGCGATGATCTCGTTGCCGTCAATCAGCGCCTCGTTGAGCGCTTGGGCTGCGCCACCGCCTTTCAGTTTGGCTTCGGCCATCAACGCTGGGATGGCTTCCCCGTACAGGTAGTAGATGACGCAGCCCATGCTGACCTCAGATGTGGCAGTCGACGGCGGTGATGAGGGTGTCTTCGGGGAGATCGCGCAGCAGCTCCCAGACGCGCTTGTCCCACGTATCGGGATCGACGTCGTTGCTGCTCATGCCGAACCAGCCTATCTCACCCTTGGCGAACCACTCGCCGTCCTTGAGCACGGCGTAAGGGACGAACGAACCATTGCTGGCACGCTCGATGAACTTCTCGCGGCCGATGCCATAGACCTCGACCGGGTCTTCGAACCACGGCATGAGGTCGGCGGTGTGCAGCGCGGTGACGTACGGCAGCTCGTTGTAGGCTTTGCGGGCGTCGTCGATGTTCTCGAACGCAGTGCGGAACTCGGCCCAGCGCATGGGCACTTCCAGACCGGCCACCGCTGCTTCGTAGGCGTCGTAGCGCTTGCTGGCCTCGGCCGCAGCGTCGGCGCGCATGCCCTCGAAGTCGATGCTGCCGCGCTGGAGCTGGTCGTACCAGCCCGGCTGGGCCTTGTTACCGAACACGCCGGATTCACCGACGACGCCTATGCTGCCCGGCAGCGCCTTGAAATAGCCGGACCAGCGGCCGCCGATGGTGTACCAGTCCCACTTGGCGTTGGGGTTCGAGTAGTAGCCGTACTGACCCTGCTCGTTCGGTTCGGTGCGGTGATATTCCTTGCAGAATTCTTCGAAGGTGGAGTACAGCTCGGAGACCTTGACCGAGACCGGTGCGAGCTGCGCGGCCATGTCGTCACCCGTGGCAGCATGTGCGAAGACCCACGAGCCATCGGGGCGCTTGATGATATTGACCGATCCCTCGTCGTACTCCTTGCGGAATTCGTCAGTCCGGTCAATGAAGACGAGCTTGACGTGCGGGTCGTCGGCCTTGGGCTGTTCGTTGAAGGGAGCGAGCTGGAGATCGACGTTGTCGCCGATCACGAGCACAACGAAATGGCTCATGGGGTTACTCCTTGAGTGGGTTGGTAAAGTCGAGAAGCAGTTGGTAGTGCCAAGTGCTCTCGGAATAGTGGGTTTCGCGAATCAGTTGGCGGTGGTTGGTCAACGCCTCCTTCATTGCATCGGCCTTGAGAACATAGACGCCGGCCCCTTTCGGGGGAACGCATCGACAGCTTGTGAAGCGCACGCGCCCACAGGTGAGCTGACGGGTCTGGGGGATGCTGGCCCAGTACTCAGGGCCGGCGACTATGTACAGGATCGACATCACACCTCCAAGATCAGGTGTTCTCCGTGCGGCGGGGTGACGTCGTGGTTGTTGATACACCAGAGGGTTGGGAAGTCCGGTTCCTGTTCGGGGAACGGGCCGTAGCCGTCAGTCAGGTAGACCAGTGCGCGGGGGACGATCTGGTTCTNNTTCCAGCCACTTGAACGGCGGGCGGAAGTCGGTACCCCCGCCGCCGTGCGCTGCGAACTGCAGATCGTCGTCCGGGCCGAACTCGTCGATGTGCGCGATGCGCGAGTCGCAGTAGATCACGCGCACCTTGCTCGGACGAACTTCGTCAACGATGCTCTTGATCTCGCTGCCGAACTCGGTGAGCTCCTTCTGGCCGATCGAGCCGGAGGTGTCGATGACGACCACGATCTCGCCCATGGCGTCATCGCTCAGACGACTCGGCAGGTAGAGACCTTGTGCGATGAAGCGACGGTTGCCACGCTTCCACGAGAAGTCGTCGTTGCACTTCTCAGTCATGAAGCGACGCAGGATGTTGCGCCACGGCAGCACTGGTTCGAACAGCTCCTCCATCATGCGCGCGATGTCGCCCGGGAGGTGACCGGTCTGCTTGGCCACGTGCGCTGCCTGAGCCACAGCGACTTTCCACTCGGCCTCCTCGTGGTTCTGCTGCGACTGGCTGCCGCCACCGTTCTGGCTGTTGGGGCTGTCGTCAACACCGCCGTCGCCGCCCGGGTCCTGACCGCTGCCTCCACTGCCGTCACCGCTACCTTGGCCGTTGCCGCCATTCGGGTCATCCGGGATCAGCGTGTAGATGTGCTCGGCGGTCATGCCGTTGTAGGCCGGATTGAGGTACTTGCCCTCGGGGAGGTCGAAGCCAGCGTTGCGCAGGATCGTGTTGATCGAGTAGTCGCACGCCTGATTCCACTTCTTCTTGTCGCGCGAACCGCGACGCGTGTGGTGGAGGAAGGCCGGGTGCATGACTTCGTGGGCGATCAGGCCCTGCACCTTGCTGAGCGGCATCTTGTCGACGTACTTCGGGTTGTAGCGGATCGACGTGCCGTCGCACGCGGCTGTTTCGATGTTGGGATCCTCGACCATCTTGAGACGGAGTGCGAGGGTGCCGAAGAACGGATGGCCCATCACGAGGTTGGCTCGTGCTTTGACCATCTTTTTTGATGCCGTTGTCATGTCAGTGCCCTGAAGTCGTTGAGGGAGATGTGGAGGACCTTCTGCTCTTCGGGCAGATCGCTGTTGTCCAGCAGATGCTGGGCAGCTTTCCGGAGGAGCTCGCAGGTCATGTAATCGCCGTCGGCGAAGTGCTTGGCCATCTGCACTTCCGGTGCGTACTTGAGTGCGAGGTCCCGCGTCGGGTAG